CAGCAGCGCTGGCACATTGATTGCGCCAAGCGCAACATGCGCTTTCCATTCCTGCTGCGGCGCTGTTTGGATTGCGTACCACTGCAGGTCAGCATTGCCCATAGCCCACATGGCGCGTTCGTTGAGCGTCATGCTTTCAGCCTGTCGATAGGCTCGCATTCCGTTAGACGGCATTGAGTGGCCCAATAAAGAAATCGGGCTTCCCTGGCTTTCCGCATCTTCGACCCGAGCGGCGCGTGCATACGGTTTGCTTATGCCGGCTAGCTGATAGTCTATGCGGGACCAGCCGGTTAAAGAGCCAGGGCATCAAGGCCGCGCCCGATATCGGCCATGGGAGGAAACTGCCCGCGCCTAACGCTACTAAACTTTTGAGCCTTGCCTTTGAGGTATCAACCGGCCCTGTAGGGCTTTGTGGTACAAGAGGGAACGCTCGCAAGGAGCGTACCCCCTTTCTTGTACCAAAATCAAGCCCCTCTGCCGATTTTTGGTACAACGGTACTTGTACCGAATTTGTACCTTTGTACCTTGCCATAAGTTGCATGGTCTAGCCTTTCTTAGCGAGCATGAGTGCGCTTGCCCATACGTTGTCGATCACGCTCCAGCCACCGGATTCTGGGGCGATTTGCTCGGAATTGATCAGCGCACCGATCAGTCTGTTTGTCTCTGATGGTTTCATCATCTGGCGCACCGAACTTTCCGCGTTGCCGTCCTCCATCAACTTTTCCCTTAAATCCTCCTTTGCGACATACGGTCGCCCATCATCAGAAACTTGTGCATGACCGGCCCACCACGCCCGCTCGAACGTCTTTTTATGCCGCGCCAGCGCGCTGGTCTCTTGTGGCTGTATTTCCTCGCCCTCGACGAACACCGCGCTTGTGACCTTCTCGCCGTCATCGTCGAACCAGCCGGCAATCTCGACCACCTCCAGCGCGCCGTTGATCGGCTCGGCCATTTCCGCATCCTTGCTCTTGCGCTGGATGACCTGGATCGGCCCGCCTTGGTCATTGGGCGGCACAACGCTGATCTCGATATCCAGGGCGCCCTTCCAGGCGCTGGAGCCGCGCGCTCGATGCTGGGCCTCGGCTGCAACGCCCGTGTGATGAACCAGCAGCACCGAGCAGCCAAACTCTTTCATCAAGCCGCCGCAGGCATCAATCATCGTCTTGGCGTCCTGCGCGCTGTTTTCATCGCCGGAGAGGAACCTGTGCAGCGTATCGACCACGATCAGCGTCGGGGGTTCTGGCAGCGCGCGGATCGCGTCAGCGGCCCTCTGATAGCCAGGCGCCGTGTTCAGATCAACGCCGTGTTTGGATATCCACCCGCGCAGCTTTTTGATGCCGTGATATTGCTTCCAGGCGGCGACGCGCCCGCGCAGCCCGTGGTGTCCTTCGCCAGCTAAATAGACCACCGGCCCATGATAGACCTTGTTGCCTTGCCACTCAGGCACTGCGCCGTTGCTTGCAACCGACAACGCCATATCAAGAACAAGAAACGTCTTGCCGCCGCCGGATGGCCCGTGAACCATCATCATGGAATCGGCCTGCGCCCAGTGCCGGATCAGCCACTTGATAGGCGCGGGCTGCTCCGAGAAGGCGTCCATCTCATCCAACCAGCCGTCGCTCGGCGGAAAGAGCAAGGCGTGCAGATCGTGACCGGCCAGATGATAATCGTTCGCATCGCCTAGTTCTGGCGGCATGACGATCCTGGCCCCATAGCGAGCCGCGGCCTCATCTGCCTTGTTGCGCCCGACGCCGCTGGCGTCGTTGTCGGCGACAATGACAAGATCCCGCTGGTCGCCGTGCTGCTCGCGTAACTGACCAACAATGGCGGGAAGATTATTGGCACTGTAGGCTATGACCACCGGCCGATTGCTAACCTCATGGATCGTGGCGGCGGTGGCAAAGCCCTCGGCCACAAAGATCGTGCCGTCGTCAATCTCGCCCAGCGTCCATGAGCAGCCCCGCGTGACCGCACCGGGATGGTAGCGTTTCTCATCGCCAATGTATTGGACGCTGGACAAGCTACCATCGGCGAGGAACAGCGGCACGATCAACCGCGCATCGCCGGTCATTCGCGCGCCGTGCGCCTGTATGCCCTTGCGCTTGAGGTAAGGATGATCGGGCGATGGAGTGATGGCGTTGGCCCATATTGCCTCGACCGTGCTGGCTGCAACCTCGGCCTTGCGTTTTCGCTCGGCGTCCCGCCGCTCGCGCGCCTCATTCTGTCGGCGTGCGCTTATCATCTGCTCGGCGACGGTCAGTTCCCGGCCTACATCCGCGCGGAATGGCGCGTCGATCTGATCGCGCCAGCAGCCAAACCGACCGGCAATAGGCTCATCGGGGAATACAATATACCAGCCGCTGTCATCCCGCGCCCGCCCCTTAGTCGAAAAGCGATGCAGTTGCCCGTCGATCTGGATGTTGGGTGGCGGATCAATGCCGACCTTTCGCATAGCATCGGCAAGCTGGATCTCTGGCGGATCGACGTGCGGCGGCTGCGGCCGGAACGGCCCATTGATTAACTTTCCCATGGCTGCAAATCCTCGGCCTTGAGTTTGCCACCTGTCAAGACCTGCAACTGGTACTGCCGCGCCTCTGGCGGGTGATCGCCCCAGCGATAGATTGCGTGCGGCCATATCTTGAGCGCCTCGGCTAGCCGGCGCACCGAGCCATAGTGGTCGATGGCTTCCTGGGTGGTCATTGGATTGCCTCCATAAATGCAGTTATGAACGCAGCCGCGACTTGCGGGACGATGGCGTTGCCGTAGGCGCGCAGTTGCCCCACTCTGCCGGGAACCCCATCAGCCAGCGGGAAAAATGCGGGTTCAGCCGGTATCCGGCGGCGCTTGCCGTCGAAGCAATCGTGCCAGCTTGCCAGACCACCCGGCCCAGAAGACCATTGTCCGGCACCGTCCCGACGCTCGCGCCATCCTTGTGGTCGCGGGTGGTCGGCGTCGGCCAGCCAGCCGGAAACGCCGCACCGACCCCGCGCAGATTGCTGTGCGCCCACTCCCGCTCTTCGCTGGCCCTGTTGCTGGGTGTCCAAGAATCCGCCGTCTGCGGCGTCGGCCAGCCTGCTAAAAGTATCATTTGGTCGAGATAAAGGCCGCTCAGATTTTGTTTTGAAGGCGGCATTTTCCCGCCGCCCTTCCAGTCGCGAGACGCTGGAGTTGTCCAGCCTGACCGCTCCCCAGTAGAGACGCTGCCGGATGTGCGGCGCGCCGACGCCCGCAGCGCACAGATCGGCGGACCCGACTGCATATCCCAATGCTTCCAGGTCAGCGCGTACTCCGGCGAGCCACTCCCGGCCAGCGCGGCTTGCAACCTGCTCTCCAAAGACGACTGGAGGTCGGCACTCAGCGATAAGCCTGCGCATCTCTGGCCAGAGGTGTCGCTCATCACTTGCTCCTTTTTGTTTTCCCGCTTGGCTAAAGGGTTGGCATGGACATGACCCAGTCCAAACAGGTCTAGCTGCTGGCCATCCGGCCAATTCCAGGGCATAGCTCCATCCTCCGATCCCGGCAAAGAAGTGGCATTGAGTGTAGTCGGTAAGGTCATCTGGCTGCACGTCCACAATGCTGCGCTCATCGACATGCGCCGGCCCATCTATGTGACCCGCGTCTGCCAGGTTCCGCAGCCAGGCCGCTGGGAAGCGCTCAATCTCGTTGTGATAAATCATGGCTTGACCGTCATATTTTTTTGCTCCTCATCGTGATTTTCTTGAACCTAGGTGTTGACCCGCGGGAAGTCAATTGCTATATAGGAATCACGGCAACCGGAATTACCCGACCAGCCGCAAACGAGGAACAAGAGACATGACCCGGTACATTTACATGGAAGCCAGCCCCGCCCTCAAAGGGAAGGCCCGTCAGTTTTCGCGCGGCTACCGCAAGATGGCGGTGGTCGAACTGGAGGACGGCTTCGACGGCATCCCCAAAATGATTTCTGAGCGCGCCAGGGGCGTCAAGCGCGTAGTTGCCTGCTCGACCGAGTACGTTGGCAAAACTGATCGCAGCGCAGGCCTGCGGACGCACGAGCGCTTCATCGCGATGCGTGACAACCTCAATGCCGCAATCGAGGCGCGCTAGCGCCTCGCCCTTTTCCAACCAGCTAAACGGAGGAAATCCCCCATGGCGATTAACTTACAATCCACAAAGGCCGCAACGGCGCGTGGCGTCAAGATGTTGGTCTACGGGCAAGCGGGAGCGGGCAAGACCAGCCTTATCCCAACGCTGCCCGATCCCGTCATTCTCAGCGCCGAGGCCGGCTTAATGTCGATCCAA